ACAAAGAACAATACAGTCCTGAAGATATTATAAGTTTACAAGATATTGATATTCAAAACAGAAGTTTGATAAGCCTACAAATTTACGTTTCAGATGGTTATAAACCTTGCTCTAGTTGGTTTGAGGCGATGGTTAAAAAACTCAAATACGACAGAAGAAAAGTTGCTCAAGAATTAGAGTGTAATTTCTTAGGTTCAGGCGACAACGTATTTGATTCAAATACTTTACAAGACATTTCTCAAAATTACATTAAAGACCCAAACGCAAAATTGATGGCAAATCAATTATGGATTTGGAAAGAACCTGAAAATGGACACAGATATGTTATGGGTATCGACGTGTCGAGAGGAGACTCTGAAGATTTTTCAAGTATTCAAATTATCGATTTTGATGCACGTGAGCAAGTCTTAGAATTTGTTGGTAAAATACCACCTGATGTATTGGCGGAAATTGCCTACAAATGGGGAAATATGTATAGCGCACTTTGCATAACTGACTTAACAGGAGGTATGGGTGTTGCCACCGCACGAAAATTACAAGAACTTGGATATGAGAACTTTTATATTGAAGGGGTTGATTTTGCTAATAAATGGAAGTATGACCCCAAATTAAAAGAAAAAATACCTGGTATCAATTTCAACGCAAAAAGGGTTCAAATAATCGCTTCATTTGAGGAGGCAATAAGACACAAATTCCAAATACGTTCCTCAAGACTTTTAAATGAAATGGGAACTTTCGTGTATATAAACGGAAGACCAGACCATCAAAGGGGTCACCACGATGATTGTATTATGGGAATTTCTATGGCTTGTTTTGCAGCAGAAGCAGCATTCCCATCTCTGAGTAAAGTAGAAAACCATACAAAATCTATGTTAGATTCTTGGACTACTATGGTTTCTGAAAATAAAGACCAATCTAAATTTTTTAATCCTTCAGTACCTCAAACTCCTGGTTCAATGACCAAAAATAGCAAAAACTATACACCAACCAAAAATGATTATGAACAATATAAATGGTTGTTTGGTCCTAAGTAGTATTTATTAAAATAGTAAGATACTTAAATTTATAAAAAATGAGTGATAAAAATATTACTATATGGCAACGATTAGGTAGAGCTATGGGACCTGACGCACTTATGAGTCAGGATTTTCCTGTTTATAAGTTTGACAAAAAAGAACTCCTCAGAACTACTGATAAAGCTGAATACGAAAAAGAGAAATTACAGGCACGTCAAACATCGTATTTGGCTGGTCAATTTGCTAAAGTAGAAAGTAATTTATACACTCAGGCGGTTTATTACGAACCAAACAGATTGGCATCATATTACGATTATGAATCAATGGAATATACTCCTGAGATTTCCGCAGCACTTGATATCTATGCCGAAGAATCTACCACTCCTAACGAGGATGGTTTTGTACTTCAAATTTATTCTGAGTCTAAAAGAATTAAATCTGTTTTGGCCGATTTATTCAATAACAACTTAGATATTAACACCAACTTACCTATGTGGACACGAAACACCTGTAAGTATGGTGACAACTTCATCTACTTGAGATTGGACCCTGAAGGGGGGGTTATTGGTTGTCAACAATTACCAAATGTTGAAGTTGAAAGAATCGAAAGAGGTTTGATGAATGGTTCTAACTATGAAATCAAAAAAGAAGATGAACAAAAAGGATTGAAATTTTATTGGAAAGCCAGAAATATGGAATTTCAACCTTGGGAAATTGGTCACTTTAGACTATTAGGTGACGATAGAAAATTGCCGTATGGTACGTCAATGTTGGAAAAGTCCCGTAGAATTTGGAAACAACTTCTATTATCGGAGGACGCGATGTTAATTTACCGTACTTCAAGAGCCCCAGAACGTAGAGTGTTTAAGGTCTACGTAGGAAATATGAATGACGATGACGTTGAGGCTTATGTACAACGTGTCGCCAACAAGTTTAAAAGAGAACAAATTGTTGATAGTAAAACAGGTTCGGTTGATATGAGATTTAATCAAATGGCTGTTGACCAAGATTATTTTATTCCTGTAAGAGACCCTGCAGCGCCAAACCCAATTGACACTTTGGCTGGTGCACAAAACCTTTCAGAAATTGCCGATATCGAGTACCTACAAAAGAAACTTGTTACGGCTCTTCGTATTCCTAAGGCATTCCTTGGATTTGAGGATGTGGTTGGTGATGGTAAGAGTTTAGCTCTTATGGATATTCGTTTTGCAAGAACAATCAATAGAATTCAGAAATCTATGGTTCAAGAGTTGAATAAAATTGCAATTATTCATTTGTTCTTATTGGGATTCGACGAAGAAATTTCAAATTTTACTTTAGGACTTACAAACCCTTCCACACAGGCTGACCTTCTTAAGATTGACATTTGGAAAGAAAAAATGTTATTATATAAAGATATGGTTTCTGACCCTGGTACAGGTATTGCTGCAACATCATCAACTTGGGCTAAGAAACATTTGTTCCAATGGTCAGACGATGAAATCAGAGTCGATTTACTTCAACAAAGAATGGAAAAAGCGGTTGGTGAAGAACTCAAACAGACACCAACCGTTATTGTTAAGACAGGTATATTTGATAATATTGATAGACTATACGGTACAAATAAAGCACCCGCAGGAACACCACCACCAAGTGGAGATGAAGCTGGAGCACCACCTGAATTAGGTGGAGCATTTGCGGGAGGAGATTTAGGCGGTGAAGTACCACCAACTGGAGAACTTGGAGGTATTGAACCACCATCTCCGCCACCAGGTGAAATCACACCTGAATCAGCTAAAAATAGGGATATGAATATCCTTTTAGAGTCGGATATGTATAGTAAAAAATGGTTAGATTTAGGAATGGGACAACAAAGTTTAGGAAAAATTGGAGAAGAACTGGATAAGTTACTTAATTCCTAATATTTATTGAAAAATCCCCTTAAGATGACCTTTGGACAAATAAAATCTGTTGTTGAAAAAAACTTAGTAGAGTCCTACAATAACTCTGCACATTTCAAAAAAACTCTCAGAGAATTTAGACACAATATTCTCGAAAATAAAAATTTTTCAAAATTGTACTCTTTGTACGATGACTTGTACAAACCACAAGGTTTGTCATCCGAAGATGCCGAATTATACCTCAATGAAGGTATTGAATTAATTAGACATTTGATTGAAAATGTTAGTTTACCAAAAATAGGAAGAGAGGTTGAAAACAATTATCAGGATTTGGACAATTTGGTTTATTTTAAAAATATTAATTTGATAGAAAGAATTGGTTCTAAAAAGAAAATATTGGAAATATTAAAATCGAATACAACTCCCGTAAATGAATCAATCGAAATTCCTTTAAAGTCGATGGTAAACATTGCAAATCAGACTATTCAAAATTATTTGGAAAATTTAGATGAATCAACTAAAAAGAAAGTATTTCATATTTTAGCTAGTCGACCTGAAGATTTAGAAAAAGAATTTTTTGAAATTAAAGAGTCAACAGTTTCTAAATTAGAAAATCTTTTAGAAAAAGAAAGTGAAGATGATATGAAACAAAAGTTAGTTGAAACTATTCAAAAAATTAAGGATGAGAATTACGAACAGGTCAACTACATTAGATTGAAACAGTTGGAAGAATCTATTTCTCAGACTGATTCCTAAGATATTGTTGGTGTTTTGCAACTTTTATTTGTTCCCTTTTCCTAACTGATTTTTTTTCATACTCTTTTAATTCAACCAATCTTTGGTTTTGTTTTGTTTTGATTACCTTGGACTTTAAGGTCTTTAAGGCTTTTTCAATGTTTGAATCAACTTTTACTAATAACATATATCATACATATATTTGGAATATGTAAAAAGATTTACTATTTTTGATTAAAATAAACTACATAGTATCAAAAAAAACCCTATGAAGAAGGGAAAAACAATTAACATTAATCAATACGATTCAATTAAAACATTTTACGGTACTGTTGATTCAAAAGAACTTAAATCAATTTACATAAACATTCAAACTTGGGTAAACCCATCGGAAAACAAAGATAGTTGGAGTAATGTTGTTAATACTTTAAACCGTTCCATAAAACATTCAATTTTTTCATCATTAGATAGAGAATTGTTTAAAGAAAATTTTATAGTTGACTTGGACTTGAGAACTAGTGGGATTAGGAAAGACAAAAAATCTTTTATGAACTTGGAAATCAACTTATATACCAACTGTTTATTAGATTTTAAGTCAAATGAAATTAGAGATTCCGTAATAAAAATTATAAAAAAAATTTATAGGGAAAATATAATTAACAACAGACATTTTAATTTTTCATCGTCAAAAAACTCAGAAACGTATCAAACTATCTAAAGAAGTATATTTATTGAGAAATATAAAACAAATATGAAAATTTTGGGACCTAATCAGACGGGTAAGGGCATTCTAATAGAAATGGATGCTGGGTTCGTAAATCCGAAGGATAGATTGAATGAAGATTTTTTAAAAGAACAAAAAGATTTAGATTATAGAAACCCTTTTGAGTTTTATGCCGTTTTACAAAAATATGGTGTACCAAATAGAAATGGTCGTGTATATCCTGAGAGAATATTAAAGAGAGAAGCTGACAGATATAAGACAGCAATAAAAAAGGGATTATCAACATCCGAATTAAACCATCCAGAATCATCACTAATCGATTTAGACAGAGTTTCACACATAATAACTGATGTGTGGTGGGACAACAACATTCTTATGGGTAAACTCAAATTATTAACTTCACCAGGGTTCCACGAAAGCGGTGTAGTATCCACAAAAGGTGATATTGCGGCAAACCTAATGAGACAAGGTGTCACGATGGGAGTTTCATCACGTGGTGTTGGTTCATTAAAAAAAGTTGGTGAACAAAATGAGGTTCAGGATGACTTTGAATTAATATGTTTTGATTTAGTTTCATCACCATCCACACCAGGAGCATACCTTTTTTCAAATCCTGAAGATAGAAATAATTACGAAGAAAACCTTGAGGAGGAAAGAAAAGTTCATCAGGAAGAAAAAGGTTTTGGTAAGTCAGTTGATTTAATGAAAAGATTGTCCGATTATTTGGGTAAATAAAATTAAAACATATGGATGAAAAATATTTTGTAGCAAAAGTTGTTTATGAGTTACCCGATGAAAACTCAGGAAGATTAAAAAAAATGAGAGAAGAAAAACTTGTTAAAGGTTACTCACCTACGGATGTCGAATCTAAGGTAACAGAAAAATATCGCGGTTTTCAACACGAATGGAGAATAACAGCAATTGTTGAAAGTAAAATTGACGAAGTAATTCAATAAAAAAGGGGAGTTTTTACTCCTCTTTTTTTTTGCTATAAAAATTTGTAGTTCAACAAATGTAATTTTTTGTTGTTTGTGCAGTATTTATAGTAAAAAAATTCTATGTCGCAAAAAGATTTAGTAGAAGAGGCTTTACTCCAAATGAGAAATGTGGAGAATGTTATAGCCGAAAACGCAAAAGGAATACTTGCTTCAACTATGAAGGAAGAAATCAGTCAGTTGGTAAAAGAGTCTCTATCTGAACAAGATGAGATTGAGCTTGATGCAATGACAGATGTTGATGTCGATGACGACTCAATGGATGTTGATGCTGATGAACTAGAAATGGATTCGGATGAAATGGATGATATCGATGATATGGATTTTGAAGATGAAGATGAAACTATTGATTTGACAGATGCTTCTGATGAAGAAATCTTGGCAATTTTCAAACGTATGGGTGATGAGGATGGAATTATCGTTAAAAAAGACGGTAATGATGTTCACATAAAAGATACCGATGAAGATGTTGAATACCTCGTCAAAATGAATGAAGAGGAGGAAGATGAATTAGAAGAAATGGAAAAGGAAATGGGGGAATCTTATTTGGATGAAAAGGATACAGACCTTGAGGCTGTTTTAGACGCATTGTACGCTGAAGGCGAATACAATGAAGATGAAACGGAAGAAGAAATGGAAGAAGATGACATTATGTATGAAATCGTAATGGATGAGGATGACGATGAAATGGAAGAAAGTTCACACGAGGGTATGGAAATGGAGGAATCTTATGACGAAATGGAAGAAGGTTCTGAAGACTACAATCTCGAAGAGGCAAAAATGACTGTAAAACCTAAAGGCGTTGGGATGGGAAGTCCTAAATTTAAATATGGTAAATCATTACCTAAAAAGGGCTTCGACGACCACAAAAAACAAGGACCAACTAAAATGGGTACTGGTAAAGCTAAATTCGAATTCAAAGAGGGTGAAATGGAAGAGGACTATGGTTCTAAGAAACACGAATACAGACGTAAGAATGTAGACGGTGTTGAAAAGAAAGCTGGTGAAGAAAAAGGACACTACAAAGATTACGAAAAAAAGGAAACTAAAGAAGCTGCTAGAACTTATGGATTTGGTTCAAAAGAAGGTAGGGGTTTGAGAAAAGGTGTTACAAATAATCGTAATTACAATTATACAGACAATGGTGTAAAAGTTGAGTCTATCAACGCAGAGATGAAAATGCTTAGAGAAAAGAATGAAGAATACAGAAAAGCGTTAAATATTTTCAGAGAAAAATTGAACGAAGTTGCTGTTTTTAATTCAAACTTAGCTTACGCTACTCGTTTGTTTACTGAACACTCTACTACAAAGAAAGAAAAAATAAACATTCTTAGAAGATTCGACTCAGCAGAAACTTTAAAAGAATCAAAACAACTCTACAAAACAATGAAAGATGACCTTTCAAAAGTAGAGACACAAGGACTTAATGAAAGTGTTGAAAGAAAAATCAACAACCAAGCAAGTTCAGGTTCTTCAACAAGTTTAATCGAATCTAGAGCTTATGAAAATCCACAATTCTTAAGAATTAAAGATTTAATGTCTAAACTCTAAAAAATAAATAAA